AACGGCACCGGATATCCCGGCCGATTCGTCGGTATATCCGGCTGTTGGATTACCGCGTAGCATTCCCTAACCCTGACGTCGAATCCGGTCGTGTCTCAGTTCTATCCCTCCACGCTTCCCGTGCGGGGCAACATGCGCGCCGGCATCGTGACCCTGCACATCTCCGGCTCCAACGTCGTCACTCACGACACCAAGGATTCAGTGATCGCGAAACTCACGGCGGACGCGCGACCGGCCGTACCGGTGCGCGTGCTGTTCGGTATGCAGGGCTCCTCATGGGGACTGTTCGTCGTCAACACCAATGGGGAAGTGACCGTCAGGCACCGATACGGCGGCAACTCCCTGTCATGGGATTTCGTGGACATCTCGACAACCTATGTGACCGCCTAGTGGTTTTCCCTAACCCAGCGTTCCACGACATGGCGAGTACCGTACAGCAGCAACAGCGTTTTGCTTACGCGCATCGGTGATATCTGTTTCATGGGCGGCAACGTGAAATTCAACAATAGCGGGCAGAACAATTACACGACGGCTCAGGAGAAGATCCCCGAAGGGTATCGACCCGTCAGCGTCAATACGCCCGTGGCCGTTTTCGGTGGTGAAACGACATTCATCTGTTACGGCGAGGCCAATGGCACCGTCACGATGCTCGGCAACCCGAACAGCGCGTATGCGGGATGCACCGGCGTATGGCGCACCACCGACCCCATGCCCGCGTAGTTTTCCCTAACCCAGCCGCTCCTGTACGCGAAATTCAAGTGGCAGGACACGAAATCATTCCAGCCTGACGCCTACGGCGGCGGCATGCAGATCGTCGTGGACGAGCGTAATCGACTGCTCCACGTGGACTTGAGCGGGTTCAAGAGCACGGTGAACCTGAGCCACGATTACCCGGTGTTCCAATACGCGTCGGGAGTGAAACCGTCCAAGGCGGTGTCTCTCGGCTGCCTGTGGGCTTTGCCAGTCGGCAATTGGGCGAAACAAGCGACTTGGAACGCGAACGGCACCATCATGGTCGTCGGCGGCTTGTCCAACGGAGACCGGTGCATGCACACGCCTCGCACCTTGCCAATCCCCGACGGTGTCACGTTCAGCTAGCGGCGCCATACGGTGATCCATTTGCCGAAGATCGCGGTCTTGCCGCACCACCGCTGATAGCGCGTCGTGTAGAGGCGGAACCGGACTCCGGTGGCGGTCACGTCCCATAGGTGGGCGATGATGCCGTCCTCGTCATTGAACCCGGTGCCGAAAGGGCCGACCGTGTACGAGGCATAGTCCGGAGGCTTGCCGTTCGGAGACTTGACGCCCACCCAGAACGTGCCGTCATCACCGGTCGTTACCGTATGCCCGGCGCACTGGATATACGGCGCGTACTCCGCCGGGGTTAGGGAAACCTTATGAGGGCGTGACCGGAGCTATCAGACAGCCGCGATGCCACGCATTCGCGAAGATGTCTATGGTTCCCGGCGTGACGTATTGGATTTCCCCTGAGCCGGTCGCGGCGAACTGGTTCTTGCCTAGATGCTCGTAGACAATGTTCTCCGCAGCCGGGGAATGTACGGCGGATCCAATCACCTTCCAGCCGACCATACGAGCCAGTGTGGTGGCTTTCCACGATTGTGACTTGAACGCGCCCTTGTTGACCCATACGATGCTGATGACCGCGATAGCCGGACTGACCGGCAGTATCGCGCCCGACAGGTGCATCTCGTCATTGGCGCTCGTGGTGCCGGAACGGTCGAACCGGATGCGCTGGGTTTGGGTTAGGGAATCCTATTGCCCGATCAGCGCGCGTTCCCAGATGCTTTGGGCCTCCTTGAGAGACGCGATTTCCGGTCGCAGATAGAATCTGGCGGTCGTCTTGATGTCGGTGTGACCAAGGAACTTGCTGACCACCGCGATGTTGACTCCCGCTTCCAGGGCGTTGGTGGCCCAACTGTGGCGGAGATTCTGCACCGGCACGTAGGGCAGCGACTCCTTTTTGCACCATGAGGCGTAGCGTCGCGCGGCTTGCGGTGGGGTCAGGTCACCGATGATACGGCCCTTCCGGCCGTTGCGGATCTCCCGCAATCGCCGGACGGCGAATCGGGGAAGGGGCAGAAACCGGTCGGACAGTTCAGTCTTCGGCGGCACCACCACTTCGTGGCCGGCCACCCATTGCACTCCACGCTGGATATGAGTGATGCCGGAACGCATATCGATATCCGCCCAATCGACTCCGTACCCCTCTTCCGGCCGCAACGCCAGACACGAGTCCACAATCAGCCAAGCCTCAAGCGCATGGCCATAAAAGCCCTGTAGTTGGCGACGAGTCTGCCCGATGGTCAGCAGACGCGGCACATGGAGCGGCTTGGCCGGCAGATCAATCTCCAAACGGGTCACATCGACCTCTAAGTAGCCCCACTTCGCGGCCTTGCGTAGCATCTGCCTCAACACCGCCCAAGCCTTGCGGGCCGCACCTGGACCCGCGAACCCTGACAGCCACAGCTCGATGTCATCCACGCCGATGTCAGCCAACTCCATGCTGCCGAACACCGGCTCCACATGGCATCGCCAAGCCGACTCATAGCCAACGCGCGTGACCTCGCGCAGGCGCTCGCAATAGCCGACATACCGGTCATCCCAAAACTCTTGCAACAACATTTCGACCTCCGAAAAACCACACGTCTCGCGGCCAATCCGCTCGGTATCACGTGTGGGTTTTCTCACCATAAAGGAGCCCCGCATGTCGCAGTTAATCGAACAACTCGTTGATTGGCTGGTGCCCTTCTTATGCGGTGGCGCGGTCACCGTGCTGGGCCTCATGCGGCGATGGGGCAGAGCGATCATCAACGGGATGCGCGAGCTCCTGCTGTGCCAGTTAGAGGACCTGCGACGCGAAATGGTCATCGAGCACGACGGAGTGGCGGACGAGGACCTCAAATCACGCTCCCAACGCCTCTACGACTCCTATCACTCGCTGGGCGGCAACGGCCACGGCACATCCCTCAACGACGACATCCAATCCGCGCCAATCGCGCCGCGCAACAGAACGTGAGCCCCGCAATCCCGCGAGACTCCAAAACATCTCTGAAAGGAGAACACATGATATTTAATCGCGGAAAGCCACGCCACGCCCGTCCCCGCCGACCATGGGCAACCATGCTGGCCACACTGCTGACGACCATCGCCCTGGTGTTCGTGCCGGGCACCGCGCTCGCCGACAGCGGTATGGACGTGAGCAAATGGCAAGGATGTGTCGGCAGCAGTCAGGCCGCAACCGCCAAGGCATCCGGTGTCAACTTCGCTTTCGTGAAAGTCACTGAGGGCAACGGGTACACTGATTCGGTTGCCGACTGCACAATGCAGTCGCTCAAGGCCAACGGCATCCGTCGCGGCGTCTACCATTTTGCTCGGCCTGATCTCGGCAACAGCCCTGAGGCCGAGGCTGACTGGTTTATCGGCCAAACGCGCGGCTATGTCAACGATGGTGTGATTCCAGTATTGGACTGGGAGCCATCGGGCAGCTACGTGACATGGAGCTGGTGGGCGCTCAGGTGGTTGCAGCGTGTCGAATCCGCATGGGGCGTCAAGCCTCTCATCTACACGTCTGCCAGTGTCATCAAAATGACCGACTGGACCGCAGTGGCCAACGCCAACTACGGTTTGTGGGTTGCCGGATATCCGCGTGGATATACCGGAGAGACCCTGCGCAACCCCGGAGCCGTGCCCTACGACGTCAGCCCTTGGCCATTCGCCGCCGCCTGGCAGTATTCCAGCTCGGGTCACGTGCCTGGCGTCGGTTCCAGGATCGACGTCAACTGGTTCTATGGCGATGCCGGAACATGGGCGAAGTACGCGGGTTCTCAGCCCGGCACCTCCGCCAACCCGGCCACGCCCAGCCCGACACCCCAGCAAGGTGCGCCGGTCGGTGACGCACAGTCCTTGGCAACCGCAGTGATTCGCGGCGACTACAGCAACGACCCGCAACGCCGTCAACTGCTCGGCAACCGCTACAGCGAGGTCATGGCAATCGTCAACCAGCGTTTGCGTGGCACGGGAGGCGGTACAAGTACCAGCGCAAGCTGGTACACCGTGCAACGAGGCGATTATCTGACCTTGATCGGTGCCGGAACCGGCGTGAACTGGGTAAGCATCGCAAACCTCAATGGTTTGCGTGCCCCCTACGTCATCTACCCCGGCCAGCGATTGCGGCTCACCGGTACGACATCCTCCACCTCCGCCGGTGCGGGGCGCTACGTGGTGATTGGTGCCGGTGATTGCCTGTGGAACCATTTCGGCGCCAACAGCGCCAAGGTCGCCGCAGCCAACGGCATCAGCAATCCCAACCAGGTCCGCGCGGGAACGCGCATCTACTACTGATCCAACAGGGCCGCGAATCCAATCGCGGCCCTCCCGGTAAAAGAAGGAATAACAATGTCCGATGAAAACGAACTCAAGAACATCGCCAACCCAATAGGAGTCGACACGTCTGCATGGAGCCCAGCGGCAGATGTGAACCCTGCGGTCCCCGCATGGCTCATCCCCAACAAACTGTATGACATCTTGAAGTGGCTTGCCGCACTCGTGTTTCCGGCCCTTGCCCTCTTCATGGGCACGGTCGGCCCGGCATGGGGACTGCCGTACGTCGATGCCATCGTCACCACGCTCAATGCGCTCGGAGTACTCGCCGGTGCCGTCATCGGAGCCAGCGCACTCAAAGCCAAGTTCACTCTCGCGGCGTGAGCTATATTTTCGGGCGATAGATTGGCTGCAAAGTACCGTGAATAATTCGGTCTTGTCTGGTCTGTGGACTGGGCAAGGCCGAATTTCGCGTATCATCGATCAAACCAGATTTTGCAGGTCGTCGTTTTATTGATATCTTGGCCGTAAGAACTCCTCACATGAGGGATTCGGAAAAAGAAAACCGGTAGCATGACCATAGCATGACTTCGACTGGCGGGATATGCGACAAAGCCTGTGGTGCAAGGCGCGGAAGCGTTCGCGTAATCAGTCTTCCAAACTGATTACGCGGGTTCGATTCCCGTCATCCGCTCCACTGACAAAGGCCGCAAACCCAAGCAATTCCAAGGGTTTGCGGCCTTTCGCATATTCGGGTGCCGAATCATCGTGATTGCAAGATTTGGGCCAAACGTGCCTGATTGTGACCTCGATAGCATGACCTATAGCATGACCTCCAGCTGATACATAGCATGACCAAGGAAGAGGCATGATGCCCGCACAGAACCAAACAACGACGTCCAAAACACCTCCACGCAGGCCGCGGGGAAGCGGCAGCGAATGGCAGGATCAACGAGGAACCTGGCACGCGCGCAAAGAAATCGCACCAAACCCGCGCACCGGCAAACGCCGCATGGTCGAGGCGCAGGCCCCCACCAAGACCGCCGCGCGGCAGCGGCTCCAAGAAAAAATCAAAAGACTGCAGCGCGAGGGCGATATGCCCCTGGCCGGAACCCCAACGCTCGACGAATGGATGGAGCGATGGCTCAATACCATCGCGCCCAACGTCAAACCCCGCACCCTCGAAACCTATCGATCCGACTGCAACACCATCCGCAGCGTCATCGGCGGAATGCGACTCGACAGAATAACCCCCGCCACCATCGACGGAATGTGCGCCAAACTCGCCAAGGAACACCGAAGCAAAACCGTCCACAACCACTATCTCAGACTCAGGCAGGTGCTCGACGCAGCGGTCCGCGAACGCCTCATCCCATCGAACCCGGCGCTCGCCGCAACGCCGCCGCGCTACGAGTCGCAGGCCACCCAAATCCTCGAACCCGGACAGCCGGCCCGGGCGGCGCAGGCCGCACTCGACCCCAAGCGTCGCAAATACAGCCACCTGGCAGATACCGACGACGACCGCGAAATGTGGAGCCTCATGTGGAACATCATGTTCGAGACCGGCATGAGAGAGGCCGAAAGATTCGCCATCCTGCCCGAAGAGCTCGCCACCGTCGACGGTGTGCACGGAATCCAGATCATGTGGGAGCTCCAACGCTTCAGATACGATGCAGAAGTGCCCAACTGGCTCCGCTC